GTTCTCCTTTCGTAAGGCAACAAGTGGTCAGGAGAGATATGAGTTTAGATGATATTAAAAAAGATGTTTTTCCAGAACTAAAGAGAACTAAGAGTGGGCTAGGACCAAGAAAGACGTACACCTCTGATAAAGAATTTTTAGATGCTTTGACAGAAGCAGGAGTTCCAGTTAGAAATCGTGACGATGTTCTGAAGGGAAGAGCAGCTATCATCACAGGGTCAGGTAAATCTGATGCTTGGGAACTAGGAGGTGTAAACTACATAACCTCTATTAATAAAGATGGTAAAGCAGTTACCATTATAAATGATGAGCATGATTTATTCAGTTTTAAACTTCCCGGTGCTGATAGGTACATGAATGTTTCAGAACCTATTCCTTATGATTTAGCTAAAACTAAAGAACTAACTTCAACTCAACAAGCTGCTAAAAAAAGATTAAGTAGTAGTAAAACAAAAGCTGTCAAGGAAGCCACCAAAAAATATGAAAGTATTCTAAAAGACCTAAATGTAGATATAGCTGAAAAAGTTCCTGTAGGGTTTGGTTCAAGGGAGCAATATCTTAGAGCACTGACAGTGGCAAACTTAAAGCCAAGTCACAAAGACTACTCAAGGCTAGTCAAAGACTTTGGAATAGGAATGCCCACCAGAGCAGGTAGAGCTGTTCTAGGCACTGAGGAAGAGGAAGAGGAAGTAATAGAGGTACAAAGAAAAAGAGGAGGTTCTGTCATAGAACGGGACCCTTACAATAATTATGCGCCCAAGGCAATATAGGGTATACTGATGACAATATCCAGAGCAAGCATTCCCAGAGAACTCAGAGGTGGTAAGAAAAGAATAAAAACCTCTACCATAGGGAAGGGAAAGAAGATAGTATCAAAGAAGAAACCCGGAAGGAAAAAGGTCTAGACCATGGCAGTTGAACGTAACCCGCTCTTGATGATGGAGCCAGAACTCCAGAAAGAAATGCCCACCTCTAACTTTGACGTAAGAGGAGATACTCCCTCCATAGAGGCAGAGATGCTAGAGGAGAACATCATCAACTTTATGCCCACAGAAGACGGGGGCGTAGAGGTAGAGTTCGGAGAGGTAGAAGAGATGATGATCTCTGGTCCCATGGGGTCTCACTTTGAAAACCTAGCAGAGCACCTAGAGGAAGATGACCTAGCTGACATAGGGAACATGGTCCTAGACTCCTACGAAAGTGACAAGGAGTCCAGAGAAGAGTGGGAACAAATCTTTGAGCGTGGCTTTGATCTCCTTGGTCTCAAGCTAGAAGAAACCACAGAACCCTTTGACGGTGCCTGCACAGCTGTCCACCCGCTCCTGATAGAGTCAGTGGTCAAGTTCCAGAGCAAAGCATCTCAGGAACTCTTCCCCGCTGGTGGACCTGTAAAGTCCCAGATCATAGGCTCCTCCACCATTGAGCGCGAGAAGCAAGCTCAACGTGTCAAGAACTTTATGAACTACCAGCTGACAGAGCAGATGCCAGAGTACTTTGAAGAGCAGGAGAGACTACTCTTCCACCTCCCTGTGATGGGGTCTGCCTTTAAGAAAATCTACTACGACCAGCTACTGGAAAGACCAGTGTCAGAGCTAGTTCCCGTGGACCACTTCTATGTCTCCTACAATGCCAAGGACCTCAGAACAGCCAGCAGGTACACTCACCTTATCTTCCGCTCAGAGAATGACTTCAGGAAAGACGTTGTCTCTGGCATGTACCGTGACGTTGAACTCTCCAAGCCTTCTGCTCCTGATCTACCAGAGATGACCCAGAAGATGGACGAGATCATGGGCATCACCTCCTCTGGCATGGACCTAGAAGACCCCCAGTACGTTCTCCTAGAGCAGCATTGCTACCTAGACCTTCCAGAACCCTATTCTGACCCAGACGGTATAGCTTACCCTTACATTGTAACCATAGAGGAGAAGAGCAAGAAGGTCCTCTGCATCAGAAGAAACTATAAAGAGGGTGACCCCAAGAAGGAAAAGAAACTTCACTTTATCCACTACAAGTATGTACCGGGGTTTGGTTTTTATGGTCTTGGTCTTATTCACTTCCTAGGTAACCTGACCATGACAGCCACCACTGCCATGCGCTCTCTGATAGACGCAGGACAGTTTGCCAACCTCCCCGGTGGTTTCAAGGCCAGAGGCGTCAGACTGGTGGGAGATAATGAACCAATTGCCCCCGGTGAGTTCAAGGAAGTGGAGAGCACGGGCATTGACCTGAACAAGGCCATTGTAACTCTCCCCTATAAAGAGCCTTCGCAGACCCTGATGGGCATGATGCAGTTTGTCATAGGCGCAGGACAGAAGTTTGCAGACTCCACAGAGCAGGTGATTGCAGATTCCAAGAACTCTGGACCCGTGGGAACCACCATGGCCCTACTGGAAGCCTCTTCAAAGTTCTTCTCTGCCATTCACAAGCGTCTTCACAAGGCACAGAAAGACGAATTTTCAGTCTTGGCCCAGATAAACTATGACTATCTACCCCCTGCCTACCCCTACGAGGTGGTGGGAGGAGACCAAGAGGTGTTCAAACAGGACTTTGACGGGAGAATTGACATTATTCCTGTCTCTGACCCCAACATTCCCTCCTCTGCACACCGGATGGCACTGGGACAACTGGCAATTCAGCTTGCTTCCCAGACTCCTCCCGGTACTTTTAACATGCCAGCCCTCTACAGAGAGGTCCTGACCGCTGCAAACTTTCCAAACCTAGACGAAATCCTACCACCGGACCAAAAACCAGAGCCAAGAGACCCTCTGGCAGACATAATAGCCGCCACCAAGGGTCTTCCCATAGCTGCTTTCCCGGGGCAGAACCACGAAGCGCACATTCAGTTCAAAACTTCCTTCCTGAAGGACCCTGCCACCGGGGCAAACCCCATGATGAAGCAGATTGTACCCATAATCAACGCAAATATCCGAGATCACATGATTATGAAGTACCAAGAGCAGGTTCTGGGCATGGTAGAAGCCTCTGGAGTGGCCAGTGACCCCAAAACCACCGAGATGGTCATGGCACAGGCCGCAGAAGAGGTGGCAAACGCCAACGCTGCCATGGGCGTGGCCCAAAGTCCAGAGCAACAGATGCTCCTGCTGGAGAAAGAGCGTCTGGAGTTTGACAAAGAGAAGGCACAGGCCGAAACCCTGAAGGATTCTGCAGAAATTGCCCTGAAACAGCGTGACATGAACCTCAGAGAGAAAGAGAACATGAACGATCTGGTTATGAACGTGGGCAAGATGGAAACAGAGGAACGCAGGGACAACCTGAAGGCTCTGGAGAGTGCTGCCAAGCTAGAACTGGAGCGTGACAAGGCAGAAGACAACAGTGAGATCAAGGCAGCGGACACTGCCATGAAGTCTCTACTGGCCATGGCACAGAAAGGGTAGAAGCATGGTAGATTCACCGATATCTCAGAGACAACTGATAGGTAACCTGCCAAGTTACTTAGAAAGACGCCCCCTGACAAAGAAACAACAAGAGTTTGTTCAACAGGTAGAGGAAAACCAAGACCCCGGTGGTATTCTGCGTAGTAGATTTAAGAGACCTGCCATGTCTCTTCCTACTCCTACCCCCACCCCTACCCCTACTCCTGCACCCGCTCCTGCAGGACTAATGGCCACTCCACAAGTACAAGAACCAAACGAGGAAAGCCCTATGATTGATATAGACTCAATTAAAAGTTATTTCGGTAATCTTTTTTCTCCTTCTGCTGGCACTCCCCCTGCCATTGAAGAGCCTGTTACTAGAACAGAGGTTAGGACTTCTCCGCACCCAGAACCAAAACCTGTTACTAGAACAGAGGTTAGGACTTCTCCTCATCCAGAACCAGAGCCAGACGGTGGACCAGCTTCTGAACCTTCTTTTGACGATGCTCTTATTCATACAATTAAGCACTACGAAGGAAAACCTATACTGAAGGCAAGAAAGCCTGTAAAGGGCGATCCTTATACCATTGGGTACGGAAGAACCAGAGACCTTGAAGGAAAACCTATAACTAAAAATACTGTAATCACAGAAGAACAAGCAGATCAAATGCTCAGAGAAGACCTAGACACTCGCCTAAAAGAGATTAAAAAAGCCTATCCCAACTTTGACACCTACTCTCAAGACTTACAACTGCAAATAACCCAGTCTTACTACAGAGGCACTCTGACGCCAAAGGCAAGCCCAAAGACCAGAAAACTTATCAACAAAGGAAAGTTTAGGGAAGCTGCCAAAGAGCTTTTAAATAATAAAGAATATGAAAACGCTAAAAAACTTGGAAGATCAGGAATTGTTCCAAGAATGTACGATGTATTCCTAGCACTAAATAATGAAGCTGACAAAATGGGAGATGACCCAGTTCAAGTGGCCAGCCGCTCCACAGGTGGAAGAATGGCCAGTAACCCCAACCCCTACCCACCGAAAGCTATTTAGTATGCCCCTGACCCCCGGTAAAAGTAAGAAGGCCATAACAGCTAATATTAAAAAATTAAAAGGAGAAGGGTACTCACAGTCTCAGGCAGTGGCCATTGCCATGTCTACCTCTAAGCAATCTAAGAAAAGACCTTCTAAAAAAAAGCGTAGGATGAGTAGATCAAAGGTAGTATGATTAGCATATCATGGATATGTTTCAGGAGATTAAAGAAGCTTTTTCAGGACAACAAGAGAAATTAAAAATTTTGCTTGCAACCGGACAGGTAGAAGACTATAACCAATATAAGCAGTTGGTGGGAACCATCTCAGGAATTGAGTGGGCTTCCACAGAACTAAACCGTATTGTCAACAATAGAATGGAGAGAGAAGATAACTATGATTAATCCTCAACTAGGCGGGGCTATTACAAATGATGCGTGGATTACCAAGAATGATATACCGGACCCAGAGGTTCTTCCAGACCTTCCCGGTTATCATGTTCTTATCAGACCTACCTCTATCAGAGAAAAAACAAAAGGAGGAATCCTCCTACCAGAGAAAGCCAGAGATGATATTGCCTACCTCACCACGGTTGGCAGAGTTCTTAAAGTAGGAACACTGGCCTACGAAGATAAAGATAAATTTCTTGCAGGTGCTTGGTGTAAAGAAGGTGACTACGTCTGCTACCAAAAATTATCCGGTACCAAGTTTGTCTACAAAGGCGTAAAGCTCCTTCTTCTCTTTGATGATCAGGTCCTGATGAGAATCTCTGATCCAGAAGATTTAGACACTACCCTTGTATTAGGAAACTAATCATGGTATTAATATTAAGACAAGAAGCGTAATCTTAGTTTCGCAACTATGGAGAAAGTGTAAATGAGCGAAGAACAAGAACAAGAAGCAGAAGTAGAAGTTAAAGAAAACGTAGCAGAGGAACTCACGGACTGGAACGAAATTGATCTTTCAGCTACCTCAGAAAAAGAAACAGTGGAGTTTGAAGTTGAAGATACTACTCCAGAGGTGGAAGAAAAAGAAGCTGACCCTGCGCCTGCCTCTCCTGTAGAGGCAAAAGAAACTCTACCTGAACTAGACGGTATTGAGACCAAGGGCGCAGAGAAAAGAATAAGACAGCTGGTAAAGCAGAAGAAAGAACGTGATAATAAAATTGCACAGTTAGAAGCAGAGCGCCAGTCTCTGATACAAACTGTAACCAACAGAGACAAGAGCACTGTAGACCTGCAAAAGAATACCTTTGATCTAACAGAGAGTCAGCTACAGAAGCAAACAGAACTGGCCAAACAATCTTATTTATCTGCCTATGACTCAGGCGATAAAGAAAAAATGTTAGAGGCTCAAGAGATTTTAAGTAAGTCTCAACTTGACCTGAATAACATTGAACAGAATAGAACGCAGCTGGCTCAGTACGAAAGAACTCTGGAAGAAAGAGAACAGAGGCAACAGTACGCACAAGAGCAGCAGCAAGTACAGGCCCAAGCTCAAACCACTGAATATGATCCACAAGCAGTGGAGTGGAGCCAGAAGCCAGAGAACGATTGGTTTGGTTCTGATAACATTATGACTGTGGCGGCTCTTACAATAGACGCACAGCTTAAAGAAGAAGGTTATGATCCCTCCTCTCAAAGTTTTTATTCAGAGGTGGACTCTAGAATGAGGCAGGAGTTTCCGCACAAGTTTAACCAAGAAGTGCAACAGGAAGCCCCTGCACAAAGAAATACTCAACAGGTGGTGGCAGGACAGTCGCGCAGTTCTCCCTCCAACTCCTCTTCTAAAAAAGTTAAGCTTACCCAAGAAGATGTAAGGTTAGCTCAGAAGTGGAATATCCCTCTTGAGAAGTACGCTGCTGAAAAAGCACGGGCAGACCGTGCAGCAGGAGAGTATGTACCCATCAGTGGGTGAGTAAGGTGCGCGTAACAAAAACAGAAGGAGCGTTTAAAGATGAGTAAAGCAAGTAGCAGAACAACACAGACAAGGGAAACTGAGGCAAAAGAATACACTTATCAAGAACCAAATTATCTTGATGTACCTGCACCTGTTGTAGACAGATTTACCAATGAAGACATGGTTCTCCGCTGGGTGCGTATCACCCTCAAAGGTGAAGATGACTACAAGAATGTAGGTAACAAGATGACGCAGGGATGGGTATTTGTAACTCCTGAAGAAGTTCCTGAGATGTTACACTCTGCCACTGTTTTAGATACGGGACGCTACACCAACTGCGTTGTACGGGGGGATGTCGCTCTAGCCAAGATGCCCCGAGGCAAAGCAGCTGCCAGAAATGATTACTACGAAGCAAAGGCAAATGATCTTATGGAGGCTGTAAATCAGCAACTTATGTCAGCTTCAAATTCTAAAATGCCTATTTCAAACAGTAGCACTTCAACTGTAACCAAGGGTAGAATGGCACA